TTACGTGGACGGTTCCCGCTTAAATGAAGTCGATTTGGACACTGACAGCAAACAAGCCTTTTACCTGATCCAAGAAAGCCGAGACATTAATGACGTTTCGATGGTCAAGAACAGCCTTGGTAACTGGGAAGCTGGCTTTGACCGCATTCAATCTGTTTCCGATCCTGTGGAAAACAATGATGCTGCCAATAAGAATTACGTAGATAATACTGCCAACAACTTTGCTAACTATGGCATTGCTGCCCCAACTACCCGATGGGCCTTTACTGGAAATGGTTCCTCGCTTATTTACACTATCACTGGGGCTACGCTTACCTCTTCCACTTACTATTTGGTAACAGTCAACGGTTCGGTAACAGATCCAGCCGCTTATGTTGTTTCCCCTGACACGCTTACGTTTGACTCTCCTCCTGCCAACGGAAGTGCGGTTGTTGTTGTCCTTCTTGGTTACCCTAGGATGACCGTTGAAAATACGGTAGGAACACTTTCCCTTCAAAACGGTGCTGTTACTCCAGACAAGATGGCTTCTACTCTAGATTTGTCGTCTAAAACCCTTACAATTCCTGACGGAAACGTGACTGTAGCTAAGCTTGCTGCCACCCTAAATTTGTCCAGTAAGACTATAACTCTTCCTAGTTCTGTTGTTCAGCCTTCAAACTGCGCCACTAATCTCTTTTACAACATTGCTCCTGTTGGGGCTGTAATTGATTCTGTTCAAGTTGTTGACTCTGCTTATAAAACAACCACAACCTTGATTCCTGCCGATGGAACTATTCCTCAAATAAGCGAAGGTGCTGCTCTTTTTAGTGCTTCAATCACACCTAAATTTTCCAATAGTAAAATACGGATAACTGTTGGTGCTCTTGTTTCTAACACCGTAGCTAATTTTGTTACTTTGTCTCTGTTTAAGGGAAGCGGTGTAAATGCAATAGGAAGCGGTTTACAGCATCTATGAGCCGCAAACGAAGGATATAATGCCCTTTTTAGTGTAGAAGATGTAGCTGGAGCCACAACTACGCTTACATACAGTGTGCGCTTTGGTTCTAATGCTGCTGGAACAGCCAGGATTAACGGAAATACTGCGGTTATTCACACAACTTTAGGATCTTTTATACGACTTGAAGAGATCAAACAGTGAGTGAAGAGCTTAACAGAAGCATAGGACGGCTGGAATCCAAGGTGGACACGCTTCTGGAGAACCACAAGTCTTTGCACGTTAAGCTAGACACTCACGATAACCGTCTCCGCGACTTGGAGCATCACAAAAGCTACTTTCTAGGTGCTGCTGCTGCTGTAGGATCGGCTGCTGCCCTGCTTGTCGAAGTAATCAAAAACAAACTTTTTGGATAAAAATCGCATGAATAAAGAAGAAGTATTGGAAAAACTATCCACCACTCTTGCCCAAGAGCTTTTGGATCGTATTAACTCAGGAGAAGCAGGAGCCGCTGATCTAAACGTGGCTCGTCAGCTACTCAAAGACAATAACATCACGGTTGTCCCACAGGCCGAGCATCCCGCAAAGAAGCTTGCTTTGGTGCTTCCGTTTGAAGCTAAACAAGCCGCAAATGGGTAGAGATTACGCAAAGGAGTATCGGGAGTATCATAGCAAGCCGAGCCAGCGCAAAAACCGCTCTAATCGGAACAAGGCTCGACGCTTGATGATCAAGAAGCATGGCAAGGCCAAGCTGAGCGGTAAGGACGTTGACCACAAACACCCCATGAAAAAGGGCGGTGGCAACAGCATGAAAAATCTGCGAATCCGTTCCGTAAAAGCAAATCGCGGCGATAAATCTTTTTGACAAGTCGGCGGGGTTCCGTTAAGCCTCTTTGCGAAATGAGAAAACTTACCTTTTTTGAGCCTGTATCCGGTGGACAAGACCTAGAACCCAACGTCCAGTATTGGGTTGAGGGACAACAAGTTGCGTTCTATGCGGCTAAAACTAATGGAAACGTCTGTGTCGGGGATGTCTCGTATCAGAAGTTCAATCCTGTGTTTGATTTTGATGGAAAGGAAATCCTTGTTATTCGCGCTGGAGGGGCAGGAGACATTTTGTTCTGCTTCCCGCTTCTGAAGGAACTCAAAAGACGCTGGCCTACAGCCACTATCACATTTGCGTGCCACAGTTCTTATCACTTTGTTGCCAAAAAGTGCGATGCAGTTGATCAGGTAAAGAACTTCCCAATCAAGATTGCAGACGTTCCCAAGGATGCTTTTGTTATTAACCTTGAAGGTGTAGTGGAGAATAACAACGGATTCCACGCAGTTGACGCTATGTTCTGGAAAGCTGGTATCCCGCTACCTAGCAGCGATCAGATTTCCAAGGACCTAATTTACGTCCCAAGTGAGGATCAAGTTAGCTTGATGAACTCCCGCTGGCCGAAGAAAGAGGGAGTCAAGCGGATCGGATACCAGTGGCGTTCTTCCAGCCCAGTGCGATCTTATCCTCACAAAAACTCGTGTGTTTTGGTTACACTGCTTCTCCAAGCTGGCTACGAAGTTGTCCTGCTAGGGGAGCCTAATTCGGTAGTCATTGCCGACAAGAACCCAAACCTGATTAACTTGACTGAAGCTGGACTTACTTGGGAAGAGAGCGTCTCGTTTCTTAAGACTTGCGATTTGATTATTGGGCCTGATTCTAGCAGTATTCATTTTGCAGGAGCTATGGACATCCCTGCTTTGGGTTTGTATGGGCCTTTCAAATGGAAGTATCGCACCAGCTACTTCAAATCGGTGTGGTGTTTCCAAGCTGTCGGGCCGTGTGCTCCGTGCTTCCATCACTCCAACAACAAAGACGGACTGCTTCCCGAAGGAAAACCGTGCGCTAGGACGATGGAGTGCGAAGTCCTAAGAACCATTCACCCCGAAAGAGTCTTAAACAAAGTAAAAATAATCCTATGAACCTAGAGCACGTAAAAAACATCCGCTGGTTTTCCGATATTGCTTATCTAATGAGCCTTATCAACGAGATTAACCCCCAAAAAAACCGTTTTCGGACGTTTTGCGAGTGTGGTGTAGGGCCGATGGACATCAGTTCTGCTCCTTACGTTTACCAGAAAAAACTGGCTGATAAGCTGATTTTGGTCGAGCCGAACCCCAAAATGGCTGCTGCTGTTCCCATTGAAATGCCAGAAAAAAGGGGGATGCCTGAAGTTGAGCTTATCCGGAAAGCTGTCGGCTTCAAAGGACACTGTGAAGGTCAGTTCAAACTTAAGATGAACAACGGATCAAGCTACGTGGACGGAACGTGGTCACCAACCCCCTCAAACGGAGATATTGTCGATGTGGAACTTGTTCCGTTTTCGCAGATTGACGATGGTAAAATAGACGCAATGGTTCTAGATTGCGAGGGTATGGAGTGGGCAGTGTTGGATGACATGGTAAGTCGCCCCCAGTTACTAAGTGTGGAAATTTGGAAAGGTCACCCACACTACGAACAGATTTTTAACTGGCTGAGTGTTAACCGATATATTGTGCGGTTCAGCACTGGCCCTGAAGGAGAAACCCTACTTTGTGAACGTCTCAGTTGATCATCGACTCCATGATTTTCGGAATTTCCTCTTCATCTGCTGGAAGCATCTTAACTTACCAGCCCCAACGCCTATCCAATATGATATTGCGGACTTCATTCAAAATGCGCCTAAACGCTCTATTATTGAGGCTTTTCGTGGGGTTGGTAAGAGTTACGTCACTAGTGCGTTCGTTTGTCACCAGCTTCTTTTAAATCCTGACCTGAAGTTCTTGGTGGTGTCGGCTTCCAAAGCTCGCGCCGATGACTTCAGCACCTTTACCCTCCGACTTATTTCGGAGATGCCCATCCTCCAGCACCTCAAACCCTCCGAGGAGCAGCGTAGCAGTAAGATAGCTTTTGACGTAGGCCCATCCGGAGCCGCTCACAGTGCTTCCGTCAAGTCTGTCGGTATTACCGGAATGATTACCGGAAGCCGCGCCGACATTATTATTGCCGATGACGTAGAGAGTGCCAACAACTCCATGACTCAGGGGATGAGGGATCGTATTTCCGAAGCGGTCAAAGAGTTTGAAGCCGTGCTTAAGCCAGAGGGTAAGATTATGTTCCTTGGAACCCCGCAGTGCGAGGAGTCCCTTTACAACAAGCTTCAAGAACGTGGCTATGTGTGCCGTGTGTGGCCGGCGAGGTATCCTGATGAAAATAAGCTAGTTAGCTATGGAGACAGGCTTGCCCCTGTGATTACCGAAGCACTGGAAAAAGACCCCCTTATTTCTTCCAAAACTACCGACCCAAAACGCTTTAGTGACCTTGACCTTATGGAACGTGAGGCAAGCTACGGACGTAGCGGATTCCAGCTTCAGTTCATGCTGGATACCAGCCTTGCCGATATTGAGCGTTATCCGTTGAAGCTCAGCGACTTGTGCGTAATGTCTCTTAACCCACAACTGGCTCCTCAGAAAGTAGCTTGGGCTGGTTCCCCTGATTACGTCATTGACGATCTCCCCTGTGTCGGACTGAGCGGGGATCGCTACCACAGCCCAATGTTCATCAGTAAGGACGAATGGCTTCCGTTTGAAGGCAGCATCATGTCCATTGACCCTTCTGGTCGAGGTAGGGACGAAACTGCTTACTGTGTCATCAAATTCCTTCACGGAATGCTGTTCCTGATGGAGTCTGGTGGCTTTACCAGCGGCTATACTGAAGACACGCTCAAAGCCTTGTCGATCATTGCTAAACGCCAAAGCGTAACAAAAATCATCATTGAAGAAAATTATGGTGGGGGTATGTTCGGACAGCTTCTCAAGCCAGTGCTGGGCAGGGTCTACCCATGCACCATTGAAGAAGTTAAGCACAGTAAACAGAAAGAACTTCGTATTATTGATACCTTGGAACCAGTTCTTAATCAGCACCGGCTTATTGTGGATAAGAAACTTATTGAATCCGACTACCGTGGAAATAAGCACCTACCACAAGATATGGCACTGAGATACCAGCTTTTCTACCAGATGAGCCGAATTACCAAGGATCGTGGAGCTTTGGCTCAAGATGACCGATTGGATGCCCTAGCCATCGCTATAGCCTACTGGACAGAGCAGATGGGCAGGGACGTTGACCGAGCCGTTCAGGAAACTAAGGATGCAAAAGTGGACGAAGAACTCCGGAACTTCATGGATTCAGTTTTTGGACACAAAGCCAAAGAAAAAACTTGGATTAGCAACATTACCAACGTAATCTAGCAATCAACTATGAAAAACCTCTTTGCAAAACTCTTGGGAATTTCCAGTTCCCTGCTTAACTTCTACCTCCCGATCTTCCGCGAACTCTTCACTTCGGGTTTGGCGGCTTTGCTTCCTATTGCTTTGGATATTGTCCGAGAAGTAGGTGCATCGGATAAATCCTCTTCAGAAAAAAGAAACTTTGCTCTTGGCCGTCTCCGCGACGAAGCACAACGGATTGGGGTTAACGCCTCAGAAAGCCTTCTTCGCTACACTGTGGAGTCGGCTGTCCAGCGGCTTAAACTAGCTGAGTAACACACATGAAAACGTGGATCATTACTTTCCTTGCTTCCCGCTTAGGTAGTATCCTGACTCCTGTTATCGCTACGGCTGTAGGTGCGGTAGTGGCTCGTCTTGCAGCTTACGACATCAACCTAGCCAGTAGCGTCGATCAAGCGGCTGTAACTGGCTTTGTAGTAGCCCTTTTGGTGTCTGTAGTTAACATCGCAACCAATGCGGCTCAACGTGAAGAGATCAAAACGATCCGTGCTGTTGTCAATGGCACTAACCCTGATGGCACTACCTCCTACACTGAAGTCCGACCAGCCGCTAAGCCAGAGTAAGCTTAATCACGTAATTGGGGTTATGGATAAACCTGACCCTGTGGAGGACAGGCGTTCGTTTTTAGTCCGTCTTTTTTCTTCCATCCGTCCTCATTTTGACTTAAAGAAACGTCAAATATCTATTAAAGGAGGAACTAAGTTTTGAACAAGATTATTGCCGACATCGCTGCTGGGGAAATCGGAGTTAAGGAGCAGGGGAGGAACAGCGGAGCCAAAATCCGTGAATACCAAGCTTGCACGACCCTTCGCCCCGCAGCTTGGCCGTGGTGTGCTGCCTTTGTGTGCTGGGTCTTTGACCAGTGGCTAGAAAACCCTCAAGTCGTTACGTGGCTTAACCTCAAGGTAATGACCCCTGAAAAGTGGCGACCAAGGACAGCCCTAGCCTACGGCTTCCTAGAGTGGGCTAAAGATCGCCCAAACACTACAGAAGTCCTCTCAGACAAGGCTAAGGCCAAAGCTGGGGATATTGTGGTCTACGACTTCAGCCACGTTGGTATCGTTATCCAAGACAAGGGTAGCCGTATCATCACAGTCGAAGGTAACACCAACGGAGCAGGGTCTAGGGAAGGGGATGGTGTCTACCGCAAAGACCGTCCCAAGTCCATTGCCCGAAACTTCATCCGGATCGTCCCTCGCCAATAGGCCGTATTTGAGCAGAATGGCCCCTAGGAGGCGTTTTTATCCATGTCTGGCCCCCTGATCCTATTTGTCATGGTAATCTATGCCCTGATCGGTATCGACCAGTTCCGAAAGGGAGACATGGGAATGGCTATAACGTGGTGGGGATATGCCTTAGCTAATGTTGGTCTGTATGTAGCACAAAGGTAAGGACTTACGACACCAAAGAAAGATTTTAGAAGAAAAAGGCTTGACGACAAGTAAAGACAGTCGTTACAATCCATCTTAAAGCTATCTTGAAGATTGTGTTAAAGCTTGGTTAAGAATCCTCTTTGTAAAAGACATTGGTTAATCACTCAGATTAACGATAGCTCAAGAAGGATGGTAAAATAACAGTATCAAGTATCCTTCCTTAACTTAATTTTAGATTATCCTAGATTGTTCTAAGATTAGATTGTATAACCGAGGTTAAGAATCCATCTTAACTTACTTACCGTCTTAATCTTATGCCCACCAAGAAGAAGAAACAACTCAATTTTCAAATCAAAATTCGCAATGAAGTTTGGATTGTTAAAACAGGAAAGCCTTCACTCAAGCGTAGTGTTGGAGTGTGTGATTATGAGAAGCGAGAGATTGTCTTTAAAAGGGATGCAATAGAAAAGTATGGAGTAGAACTGGTAGCCCATGAGATTGCCCATGCTTGTCTTCCAGATATTCAGGAAGAGACGATTGACGCACTAGGTAAGACTATCTCTACAGCAGTGTGTAAAGTGGTGGAGCAAATGGGAACTGGTTTGTCTGCTCCAGATTTTTCCAACCAAATGTAAACCGTGCTATACACAATCTTAGGTTGTGTATACTGAAGCGGACATTGGTATATGTTTACGGCTTCGACACGTGAATAGAAATGTGTCGATATTTGCATAGTTTTTCGACAATAGTTCAAGCGTGCTCACGCCTTCTGCACAAAAAGCTTAATTTTTAAACTATTTGTGCAGAACCACGTGCTGCTGAGCCTAGGGGGTCAAAAGTTACCGCTCAGGGACATAACAGACCGCCACGCCAACACAACTCAAAAATATTACCGATCGGGTATATAAATTTCTATTTCTTGACATCTATACCCTATCAGGTGTAACCCAAAGGCCTGTGAGGAAGCGACAACCTATTTAAGATTCTATACTCAATTACCATTCTGGTTCTGAAAAAGATTTTGGTAGAAAAATGCGAGCGGGTTAAACGAATCACAGCTTTTCTGATTTACCCCCGCTGGCAAAATTAAAAACGAGTGTCCAGTATCGTGCAAATGTCACAAACTTTGACACATTGTAAGCATAAACTGTTGAAACTCAACACTTTAGAATAGATTTGATCTCTATTTTCAGCCAGCAAACCGACAAACAAGACTTAGAATGCATGATCACTTCGCCTGAATGATCGCACGCTCTTGCGACTCTCCTACCATTCTGCAAAATTTCAATTCACTATCACGTAATTCAATATCATATCTCAAATATCTAAAAATTTTTTCTTTACGATCAACATCTTCTCTAACTTGTGTAATCAACTCTTCGCTCTCTCTTTGTCTTTTGTTCGTTATAAATGTTGTAATATCTTATAAATGTGTTCGCATTCGCTCACATTATGTTGATTGATCTTTATCAATTCTCTATCATGTTGTTGATCATCTACAGCCAACTGCCGTGCAAATAAATTTTCAATTCTTAAATTGTGGTGGGGTGGCGTGCCATGCGCGATTTAAAAATCAATTCCTAAAATGGTGTAGGGTGGGGTGGCTGGCGATTGTGAAATATCATTTCCAATAGGTTGCGAGTGTGTTCCCACATTTAGGCCACATTTGACAACTAATTCCACATAATCGGGGCCAATCTGATAATGTGTTTATTGCCTCTATAAAGCGTTTTGTTCTATTTCCGGATTAAACGCAAACCGTTAAAAATCAACAACTTATGCCCTGGCCCGACTGTTTGGCTATGGTCACACGCTGAGAAAATAAAAACGCTTTAAATTGGCTTGTGCAATGGGGAATTGTTTCCCAAGTTGTCCGGTTCTCTGGCCTAGCAACAAGCGTGCCAACCTTGGGAAATATATTTTGAAAAATCTTTAATCTATTTCTTGCCTATGACCGTCCTTTTGCTAACTTGAAGCCTCAGATTATGAATCAACAACACATTCAAACAGCCTTGGAAATATTCTGTTTCTTAGTCATTCCGGCCCTTCTGGTCGTTTTGACTATCACCAAAAAATAAACACCAACAACACACCTAACCAAAAAATGAAAACACAACACAGCCTCAAAGCCCTTGCCCAACTTCCGCACGGTCTGACCGATGCCGGAATTTTTGGCCTTTGGTATATCCGCACCGGACAGCTAAACCCTGACCGTGAAACCCTGCACGATATCCCACTAATCAGGAAGACAACCGAGAAAGATCGCTCAGCCCTTGGTCGCGCTTTTAACCGAGTCCGAGACGCTTACTGGGCTGCTGAAAAGCTTTCCAAGCAGCAAAACGACATTGCCCTTATGCGACAGCTTCTCAAAGTAATGAGGAGCCGGAAACTGTCTAACCGATTGCTAGGCAAGGAATGGAAACTTGCCGAGGCATTCCGCACGCTAACCGGATCGAGGCAGTGCCGTTACAGTCTTCAAACACTGGCACACCCAAGCAAAGACGAAAGGACACTCGCTCTTCGTGAATTAGGCCAGCACTTGCACCGCTTCGAGCATCAAGCACTAGCCCGACACGAGCAGCCGAAAGCCTTTGCCTATGGCCGCAGTCTTCCGCTCTATGCTTGCTCCGGTGAGCTAGAAGCCGATGCCCTGCACTGTAACAAAATGCACAGCCTGAGCCGTAAGAAAACAGCCTTTTGGGATATTGGCCGCGATGGTGGCGGACAGTATGAAATCCGCTTTCGGTTGGCTGGAAAGCTTCCGGAACTGGCTTCCGGTCTAGTGTCTCGCCTTGGCACGACAAGCCGCAACGGTGGACACATCCATCTCAACTGCCAAGGGGACGAACAGATTGCCACACGAGTATTCGACAAGATGAGAGAGCAGCTTGCATGGATGCGCTACCTTTGCCCACTTCACCGCCGCCGTGGTCGCTGGTCAAATGTTGACGGTGTGCAAACAACCTTCCAAGGAGCGAAACGAGTAAAAGCCGCAGCCCTTTCCGCTTACTCTTGGAGTCAAACCGGAACCGTTGAAATGCGTATCTGGGGAACAACTGACAACCCTGCCGAATGGAGCTTCCGCGCTCGCCTAATGCAAGCAGTGGCTAGAATGTCCGAGACGGAACCAGTTACCCAAATCAATGGCAGTGCCTTAATCGACTCTAGCGCACGCCGCACAGCTTGGGGGGATTTCTTCCGGTGGGCAGCACAGAATGACCCGCAAATCTTGCGCGAAACTCTGCACGCACTCAGGAAAAAGGGTCGCACAACACGCGACACACGAGGCGCCCAACGTGCGCGGGAATGTGTCGAACAATTCGATGCTTCCTTCGTTCGCCTCTCAGGCTATCGCCGCCGCACTATCACGGAAAACAATAACACCGGGCAAACAATGGCAAACGCCTAACCGCCCACAAAACAACAACACCAAAACAGAAAGAACCAATAAAATGTGTAAACTCGCAGGATGGACGGGCCAACCAACTAAGCCCCTTAACAAAGCAGCCGCCGAACGTGCAATCTTGGCCGCTCGCTTAGAAATGCAAAAAACAGAGCGGGACGGTTTCGGATTCGCTCAAGCAGGCGCAACCGGATTGCATGGCAGATTCCTACAGCCTGAAGGCTTCAAGAGTCTCGACGCACTACAAACCCTTCGTCGCCACGCTGGCCCCGCTTTCGACGCATTCGCCATTAGTAAGCGCGCCGAACAATCCGGAAGTTACAAGCCGCACCGTTCGTTGATCGTCCACGGACGCACCGCAACCCACGGCCAAGGCATCCCCAACACGCACCCATTCCGGCATGATGGCTGGTCAATGGCTCACAATGGAGTGATTAGCTGGAGCGGGAAACCGTCCGAGCTTCACAAAGCTGCCACGTGCGACAGCCAGCATATCCTGTATGCCCTGACCGAAAACGGCACAGACGAGACACGGAAAAAAGACCTTGAGGACATCCAAGGTTATGCCGCCTTTCTCGCCCTTGCCCCGAATGGGGACATGATCGCCGCAGTTGACGGCACGGCCAACCTATGCGCGGGGATCACCAGTAAAGGCCGATGGATATTCGGCACGAATGCCGCAATCGTGGAGAGCATCGCGGACGCATGGCAATGCCGTAGCCTGCAAGCATTCCGGATTGAACCGTGGACTTGGCTCAGATTTCCCGCCAACGGTGGGGAGCCTGTCCTTAGCACATGGAAGCACGCCGCAGCCAGTTACCGCGAAACTAAATTTTCCTCGCGTAGCCTTGGCCGCAAATGGTCAACCGATGCCGCCGACACCGAAACCGAAAAAGCCTTTGCACGCTTTCCCGATTTCGACGGAGGCCACTACACAACCGGAGCTTGGGATAAATAAGCCATGCCTAGATCACCAAAGGACACAGCCCTTGCAATTCTGTCCGCTCTATATTGGCTGGCTGGCTGGCTGTTCCTGAAATACTACGGCACGAAATAAGGCCGCGCCGATCACAAACCCGCTTCCGGCTTTCGAGCTTGGGGCGGGTTTCTTCGTTTCTCTATCACGGCAAATAATATTGAGAATCACTATATCAATTTTTCAAAAAATTTTTTTTAAAGGCAGTAGATCTTTTGGAAGCTCGCTTCGCTCGCTTTATGTTGTTGATCTATTCTAACTCGCTTCGCTCGTTTAAGGGCAGTATATCAACAGCCTAGCGCGATTTTGCATTTGCATATTTAAATATTGAATTGCTGCGAGAATTAAAAATCATTTTGCAGTTTTAGTTTGGCCGGCAGACTGACAATTCACTATCATCCTTGCTGAATTTTCTAGAGGCCGACTCCTAGAATCCTTGCTGAATTTCAGGAAAAAAGTTGGCACGGTTCATGCTGTAACAGATAAAAAATTCTTCAAAAAAAATCCTTGCCAAACTTTTATGACACGAATACCCTGATCTCGTTACAAATGGCTACAATCAACCAACGTCCAACAGGCAGCTTCCAAGTTTCCGTCATGCTGAGAGGCAAGCGGTTTCGCAAGGACTTCCGCACTAAGCAGGAAGCTGAGATATTTCTAGCGGAACTAAACCTCAACCGTTTGCGTGGCGTGGTGGCTCACCCGACTGCGGCTGCTGCTGCTCGTCCTCGTCTGTGGCGTGAGCTTCAGTCTGAAGTAATGAAGCGGTGCTGGCAGGGAACCAAGGGGGAAAACACTGCTCGCATCAACAGCAACTCCGTGGTGACGTTTTTTGGCTCTGAGGCTGAATACGCTTTGATCGAAGAATCCGATGTGGACGCTTTTGTGGAGTATCTTCGTTCTTCTGGTAAAACCCCTGCAACCACTAACCGTCATTTGTCTGCCCTCTCCAAGATGCTCAGCTATGCCAAGCAACGTGGATGGCTTGACAAGTCTTTGGTAATCTCACGAGAGGAGGAGAAGAACAATCGCTTGCGGTGGCTTACAGATGACGAGGAGGAGATTCTGCTTCTAGAAACCAACGCAATGCCTAACAAGAAAATCTACGCTGATTTGTGGGCTTTCCTGATTGACACTGGTGCTCGTGTAGGAGAGGCACTGAAACTTAGCTGGAAGGATGTTGATTTTGAAAATCGCAAGGTGACGTTTCGGGATACCAAGAACGGTGATGACCGGACACTTCCGATGACCAAACGAGTGTTTGAAATCCTTGACCACAATAAAAGGACACGACTTGGCCCTCCGTTCAGGGTGTCTCAGCCGAGCGTTAATTATGTGTGGCAGCTAGTCAAAGCACGCATGGGGCTGCTTTCCGACCCTGAGTTTGTTCCTCACGCTTTGAGGCACACTTGTGCTTCTAGACTTGTCCAGCGAAACATTCCCTTGTTCACTGTAATGAAGTTTCTAGGACACAAATCTTTCCAAATAACGCAAAGATATGCTCATCTTGCTGCATCCAATCTCTCTGAAGCTGTCGAGGCTTTGGAACAACCCACAAACCAAAACCAAAATGTATAACGAACCACCTGAAAACGATACCACTGTAACGGTCATTGCCGTTATCCTTACTACCTTGCTGTCCCTGTTCATGCGTTTAGGGACGGTGTTTCTTGGCACTGTTGTTGCCGTCTGGACACTACGATGGATGGGGGTGACGGTATGAGTGTTTTGTGGTGCGAGAAGCAAACCGAAGACACGCTTCAGCTTTTGAAGTCAAGGAATTTCCTTCTGTCTTTTGAAAACAAACAACTCCGTGACCGTGTTTTTTCCTTGGAACGTAGAGTCAATGAGCTAGAAATGAGGCTTACCAAAAATGACCAAGACCGAAATGAGAACGGTGATGGCTCTGGACAAAATCCTATCTTATCACCCAGCGGAGAAACACAGCTTCAATGGGGTTTCTGAAGACAAGTGGGACGAACGACTCAAAGTTATTGAAGACAAAAAGCAGTTGCTCAAAATCTTCAAAACTTTGGACATTCATCCAAGCTATCTTACGCAAAATGACTACGACAGAATCACGGTTCGACTGCGAGGAAACTCCTCCTTCCAATACGTATAGAATCTGTTTTCACCGACCAAAAGGAAACTTAGACGGCTACTTTAAATCAATCCATGTTTCACAACTTCATCTTGTTCTTCAAACATTGCCTAAACAATGGGTCGCTGTTTGCTATGGAGAAGATGGGTTTCCTCACTTCAGTTTCACCAATTAAGCCAACGGAAGCAGACATAAAAGTAGCTTGGGGGCTGCTCGTCCGCTAAACCAAAAGCAAAAAAAGAGCCAGCAGAGATTAAGAAAAACTTAACCAATTAAACAAATGGGAGGGGTTTGCGCCCTTTTTCTCTGCTGGTTCGCCCTTTAATCACACCCACACAAAATGAATAAATACCTAGTATGTTACGGAGATGAAGTCGTTGAGCTTGCTGCCAGCGGCTTGAACAGGAGACAAGCAATCGCCAAAGCTCAGGAGGTAGCTAGTAAGGGACATTCTCGTGTCCGCTTCAGGCTGGAAGACCCTCTCCATCCTTCTTGGCCCCTTAACTTTGACCTACGAGAAAAAGAAGATGAGCAATCAAACGTCAGCAATTAGGCCCAGTTGGGATACGTGGTTCATGGGATTAGCGGCTGTAATCGCCGCACGTAGCGAAGACCCACACCAAAAGGTAGGGTGCATAGCCATCCGTTCCGATAACAGCGTGGTGGGGATGGGTTACAACGGTGTTCCATCGGGCATAGAGATTGATTGGTCAGGCCGAGATGAAAGGCGACCACTGGTTATCCATGCTGAAGCCAACGCTTTGCGCTACGCTAAGCCTGATGAGGTAATGTGCCTTTACGTCACCCTTCCTCCATGCCCATCCTGCCTGACTCTTATAGCTTCTTATCGTATACCTGTAGTCAGAACTATGTGCGCTTTGGAACAGATGGATAAAATGCTCGTGTCAATGGAGATAGCACAGAAATTGGGCATCCAACTCAGCACCTCAGTTCCTAATGGATCAACAAGCTTTAATTGAAAAGCAGCAAGTCGAAGATGGACGACAACGCTTCTGGAAGAAAATCCGGAATTACGTAAAATTAGGAGAAACAAGCAAAGCTAAGTGGGGGGTTGATATGCTCAACCAAGCTGTCCCTATTTACGCCAGAGCTTTGAATGCTTGGGTCAGTGATAAACGAATTAAGAAAGCGTCGAACTATTCGTTATTTGTTGCAGTAGCGGATTTGTTGCCTGAGAACACATTGGCTTTCTTAGGGGCTAAGGAGATTATTAACGGAGTCAGCCAAGGTGAGGCGTTTACTTCCCTTGCTGTAAGCGTAGCTAACTCTATTGAATTGGAGATATTGTGCCGTAAGTCCAAGAAACAGGTTGGCTCCGTGGAGTGGAGAAAGATAAGCAAGGCAATCCAAGACAACAACTTTTCCGATAAGCACAAAGACGAAGAGTTCCGTAAGTTTGTTTACCGCTCAGGTATGGAACCTATCTTGCCTCTTAAATCCAAGGTTCAAATTGGAACGGTGATGCTTCACCTTTTCAAAGGTAGCACAGGAATTGTGGACTTTATCAATCTCCGCTCCGGAAATAACAAAATGAAAACCTTTGTTACCCTGTCAGATGAGGCTCGCTACTGGGTCGAAGCGCACACCGGACACTTTGAGATTCTCAGGCCAGTTCGCTACCCCATGATTCAGACTCCGGAACCTTGGCTTCCGCAAACGCTGTTCTCCGGTGGATACAATGACGAAAAAATCAAGCTGCCCTTGTTAAAGTCGCACAACAAAATACACAAGAAGCTTGCTTTGGAAACCGAGATGCCTGTGGTTATTGAGGCTGTTAACGCTATGCAAAGCGTTCCTTGGAGGGTAAACAAAGAGGTGCTCAGTGTTGTGGAGACTTACTTTTCCGAGAAGCGTTCCCTTAACGACATCCTTCCGTTCCACGGATTGCAGGACTTACCGCAAAAGCCTTATGATATTGAGTCCAACGAACTAAGCCGAAGGGAATGGAGACGGAAGGCTCAGGCTGTCTACCAGCAGAACTACAAGAACAAGTCCAAGTTCCTACTCATTGCCAAGATTCTCCAGACGGCACGGCAGTTTAGCCAGCATGACAAGCTGTTTTTTCCGTGTCAGTTGGATTTCAGGGGTCGTATGTATTACAGCAACGAGGTATTGCACCCACAAGGCAATGACCTTTCTCGCGGTCTGTTGGAGTTCACGCAGATAAGGCCCATTGAAACCGAGGATGATGCTCGCTGGCTTGCCATCAACGGAGCCAACAAGTTTGGCATTGATAAAGTCAACTTTGACTTGCGAGTAAAGTGGGTAAAAGACAACCAAGAAAAAATCTTAAACGTCCTTGACGATCCTATCGGGTTTGATTGGTGGACTCAGGCCGACAAGCCTTGGCAATTCCTTGCGTGGTGCTTTGACTACGCTCGCTATATCCAAGAGGGATATGGTTACCTGTCTCGTCTTCCGTGCAGTCTTGATGGAACAAACAACGGATTGCAAATCCTGTCGCTGCTTACCGGAGACAGGAAAACAGCAGAGCTTACCAACGTGCTTCCTA